CAAACAGGTCGTACTGGTTTAGCTACTGGCGGAACTACTGCAGGAAACATGATGCAAGCTAATCCTGAATTGGCTGCTTATTATAATTCTATTGCTAAACAAGATTTAGGTTTAAGTACACAAGCAGAAGCTGCTGCACAACAACGTCAACAGTTTGGTGCTGGTTTATTTGGCTCAGGCGGTACATTGTTGGGTCAAGTACCTGCATTGACTTCTGCAGGTTACAATCCACTACAGACTCAACTTGGTTTGGCAAATACAATCGAAGGTTACGGTCAACAGCCTTTTGCATTAAGTCAACAACTTGCAACAGCTCAATCGACTGCTAATGCTGCTGCAGGTAGACTATACATGGAACCACAAGTTGCTGCTGCAAATGCTTATGCACAATACCAAGGATACAGTCCACTTGGTACTGCATTAAGCGGTGCTGGTCAAGCAGTTGGAGGAATGAGTGGCGGTGGCTTTGGTGGTATAGGAGGATGGTTTCAAAACATGATTGGCAATCCAGCAACTGCAGCAAAGTATAGCACGAATGTTGGATCACAACAGACAAATATGCTAGCAGCACAAGAACAAGGACTTTGGGACTAATATGGCTAATTCAATCGTAGGTGGATTGTTTGGAGCAGATCCAGCAGTATTACAAGCTCAACAACAACAAGCAGATATGCAGAATGCTGCAGCGTATGCTCAGATGAACCCAATGCAGCGAGCTACTGCCAGTATCTACCAAGGTGCTGCTGGTCTAGGTCGTGCTGGTGCAGGTTTACTTGGTTTACAAGATCCTATGTTGGCTCAAGCAACTGAGTTAAAACAGATTGCAAGTCAATATGACATCACAACTCCACAAGGTCTTGAGCAACTTGCACAAGCAATTGCTGGTAAGTATCCACAACAGGCTCAACAGGCTGTAGCTGCTGCTCAGAAGATGAAACTTGATCAAGCTACTATCTATCAAAAGATGGGCGAGAATAAGAACACATTGATTGCCAGTGGTAAATATACTCCTGAATCTATTGCAGCCTATCAAAAATCAGGTAATGCTGCTGATTTAGTATTAGTAGATAAAGGTTTAACTGGTAGTACTTTAGAAAAAGTATCCACTGCTGAACAAAACATTACAAGCCTAAGTTCAGGTAATTCTGAAATTGATTCATGGTTAACAAAAGTAGATCCAACAGCTAAAGGTGGTCCTAAAGTTACTTTTGGTCCTACTTCTACTATTGGTGCAGGTCTATCAAGTGCTGTAGGTACTCCAACACAGAATGCACTAGAGCAAGGTAAATTACGTCGTTTCGTAGCTCGTGAAGCCAATGCTATTTTGTCTGCTGCTAAAGGTACACAGACCGAAGGTGACGCACAACGTGCTTACGATATGATCATGTCAGGACTTGACAAAAACAGTAATGAAGGTGTATACTCTGCACTGGAAGACTTAAAAGCAATGAAGCAAAACACTGTTAAAGGTCTAGAAACTTATGTAGGTACAATGAAGTCCAAAGGAAAAACACCATCAGCTCCTTCAGCTCCTGTTTCACAGAACGCAATTTACAATGCAGTTCGTGCTAAAAAAGGTTGGGAAGATGCTACTGATGCTGAGATTGCAGACGGAATTAAAAACGGAACTATTAAAGTACCTAAACAATAAAGGTAGCCATGGCTCAGTATAGAACAAATGAAGAAACTGGTGCAGAATTATCAGCTCAGATGCAAGCGAAAGCTCGTGAGTTAAAAGGTATATACGACAGTAAAAATCCAAAAGAACAAGCACGTGCTGATCAGTTAAAATCTGAGATTGGTGCTATTCAGAATCAATTGATGATCTTGAGTGGCGGTGTTGGAGCACTCGGTGGCGGTCTTGCACGAGGTATTGTTCAATCCGCTACAGCAATCCCTGACTTAGCTAGAATGGCTGGTAATTACTTTACTGGTTCTAAGAATAAACTCTTTGGTGAGCAACTATCTCCCGGTTTAGAAGTAGCATCACAAGATAAAACAACTCAAGGTTTATTTGGTGTAGGTAAAGGCTTAGGTAGTTCTTTAGGTCTTGGTAAAACCATGACAGCACTACAGACTGGTGCTACTACGTTTGACGAGATGGCTGCTGGTGGTGATCCTTTAGCTCAAAGTGTATTAGCTATTGCTACACTTGGTAAGGGTGGCTACGATGTTACTCGCAATGTTTTAAAGAACAAACAAATCAATAGTTTGATGTCTCAGCTTCCTAAAGAAGAAGCTAACGCATTACAACAATTTATGGTACGTGGTCAAGACGTATCTGATCCAGTTATTGCTGGTAAGATTGCCTCACTTCGTAGCAATCCTAAGTATGCTGAATTGTTCACTGCTTTGGAAAAGAAAGCTACTGAAGCAGCAACTGCTGGAGCACGTGCTGAGGTTAATCCCAACTATCCAGTTAAATCTGCTGGACAAGACATCTATCAAGCCACTCAAGGTGAGATTGCTAAACTAAGAGAGAACATCAAAGTTTTACCATCTAGTCGCTATGAAGCAGCTATTCAAATGGGTGGTAATAACGATATCCTTATGACAGATAATGTTATTAAGAATATTGATAACATGATTGTTGATTTTGGTCGCAAAGGCACCGACGATGCTCGTGCTGCTCAAGCGTACCTTGGTCGTCTTCGTGAGAACATCCTTGAATCCGGTGGTCGTATCTCTGTTGAGAAGATGCAAGCATTGACAACTGAGTTTGGCTCACAAGCTAAACAAGGTGAGCAATTGATTACTGACGTATCTTTAGGCAGTCAAAAGCGTATTGCTTCAGCGATCTTTGGTGGTCTTAAAGATGATCTACAGTTAACAGCTCAAACTTCTACAGTGCCTCGTATTCGTGAGTTATCACGTATTCTTGATTCTGCTGTAGATATGAGTGCTAAAGCATACGGTGACTATAATAAGTTTATCGCTCAAGGTTTACCTGCTAAACTAAAAGATGTTGCTTTAGACGCTGTAGATACACAAACCCTTTTAAACACGATTAAAGGGCTTTCTAACGATCAACGTGCTAAGATGGCTACTATCCTACAAGATACTCAGCCGGAGGCTCTAAAGCGTGTTAAACAGGTTATGTACGATGATTTTGTACAATCTGCACGTACTGAGTTACCTGATGGTTCAATCGGTGTTGATTTGAAGTTACTTGCACAAAAATATAGCAAGTTAGACGAGCCAACTAAAGAATCAATGGCTTTTGTACTTGGTACGAATGCTAAAGATTTTGAAAGTCGCATGGCTGATGCCAATAAGTATTTTACTTATATGCAGAAATATGGTAAAGACGAAACAGGTAAAGCACTTAGCGGTGAAGCTTTAGCTGAATTGTCTACTCTTGGTTATGTTACTGGTGGTTATGGTGCTGGTAAAGTAGCTGGTTTGACTGGTCGTTTGTGGAACACACTTAAAGGTGGTTTGACAGACGAACAAACACTCAATATTTTATTGTCTCCTGAGACTAAAGGTATTCTAAGAGAAGCTGTAACAAATCCCAACAGTGTTAAAACTTTAGACCGTATTGAGCAGTCAATCTTTAATCCTGCAGCTCGTAACTTAGCGACAGGTACTCAAGTAGGTGCTGAAGCTGTTCAGAATGCTTTACCAGCTAATGTTACTCCAGCAACTGGCACAATGCGTCCATCGATTGATTTAACTGCTCCGGAAGAAGCTGCTCCGGCTACTCCAGCCACTCCGGGTGCTCGCCCTAGTATTGATTTAAGTTATAACCCTTCGGATATAGAACAACAGATTCGTGCAGAAGCAGAAAAACAAGGATACGGTCAATACGCTGATTTATTTGTAAAGCAAGCAAAACAAGAGTCAGGTTTTAATCCTTATGCAACATCTAAAGCAGGTGCTGGTGGTGTTTTCCAACATATGCCAGCTACTGCACAAGAACTTGGAATTAATCCTTATGATCCAACTCAGAGCATTCAAGGCGGTATTAAGTATATGGGTCAGTTGTTAAAGCAATATAACAACGATCCTACTAAAGCACTGGCTGCGTATAACTGGGGAATGGGTAATCTAAATAAATACGGATTAGAAGCAGCACCAGCAGAGACGCAAAACTACCTAAAGAATATTTTAGGATAATAAAAAAGGGGACTTTCGAGTCCCCTTAGTTTTACTCCTCTTCGTGTGGTTTACTTACCATGATTCTAAGTATTCCTAAATCTACAGCGAAGTGTGATTCATCATCCCAATCCGGAACATACTCAAAACCAATTGAAAAGCCACAGATTAGGTGAAAGTCAACATAGATCATATAGAACATCCTCCGGCTGTACAAGACAGCATTTGAGCACCTTCGACGTTATCGTCATACTCTTTAAAGTTTTCCCAATCTACAGACTCAGGTAACAACATCTTTAACTGATTGTAGGTCTCTTCAGTACATTCCTCATACGGTGCTTGCTTATAAGTACCACCATCCATCGGCAAGAAAGACACCCCAGTCACTTCATCAAAGTGCTTGAACGTCCATGCTCCGACATCCATCCACTCTTCTTCACGAACTGAGATTGTTACAGAAGGCTTATGCTCACAGTAATGACGCTGATATAGCAACCATAAACGCAAGTGTTCAATCGCAGTCAAATCTTCACGAAGTAAAGCACCGTCAGCAACTTTAACAGGAAAGCTAAATACTGTTGTTGATTCAGGTTTCATAAAGCAAGGCTCTGCAACGAAACCAGCTTGAATCATGAACTGTGTCAGTGGATCTTTATTATCGGCACGAACACGACGTATATAGTATTGGCTATGTTGAGGATGGATACCACTAGCAGTACTACATAACTGTGATACAGTTCCTTCGGGTTTAATAGCGGTGACAGCCACTGATTGATTAATACCAATAGCAGCAGCAAACTCGGAATTAGTAGCAACAGCAATAGCACGTAAAGCCTCCAGTCTTGCAGGTAATTCTTCATCATCGGGGTTATTCAATAAAGTATTGTCAAGGATGCCGGTCATTGACACACCCAACAAAGCTTCTTCTTTGGTGTTCTTTTCCCAAACTTTACGAAGGTAAGGGAAGTCTGTTAACGAAGCTTGAAAAGTGCCAAGAATTGTTGCCAAACGGATCTTATTGCTGATGGAAGCAAAATCATCGCTGCTACGAATAATACAGCTAGAGAGATTACAAAACTGGTAAGGACGCAAAATAATTTCACTACATGGGTTAGTACCAAAATCATAAGTTGCATCACGTCGTCCATTCTTTGCTGCTTGCTTTTGACTTGCTTCACGATTAAAGATACCTCGCTCACCGGAGTGTGATTCATAGATTGAACTCCATTCACGCATAAATTGACCGATAGAAGGTGTCTCAGAGTACGTAGCAGAGTTGTTTGCCAGTGCACGTTGTCCTTGACCGTCCCACCAGTTACCAGCCTTAGCATGAGCCATTTTGTCGTCAGATAAGTCTGACAAAGAGATCATTGCTGACCGTCTGACTCCACCCACAACAACAACTTCCCCGATTTTGCAGAGAATATCATGACACTCAAGGGACGATAAGTGACGACCAACGGCTCCTTTGAATTTCGAAATAACATATTTATAAAGGTCTTCCAAAGGTCCGGGTCCACTAGCTCTTCCTCCGAAGGTTTTAAGTCTAGCTCCGGCAGGTCTAACTTTGGATACGTCGTACCTTGGCACTTCCCCAGCATATAGTAAAGCGATAAGCTGTCGTAATGATTTCGCCCATCCTTCTTTAGAATCCGACACACTAATAGTAGTTTCACTATCATACAACTTAGTCGGGACTTCAGGTAGTTTAGAAACATACTTTTGCTCCACAGAAAAACCAACACCAGTGCCACAGAGAAGGATATACATCGCTTCGTCAAAGGCTTTAGGGTCATCAATAGGTAAGTAAGAACAATTGAATGCAGCTACGTTCTGACGCTCTAACGCAGGACCTGCAGTCATGATTGCTCGCATGGATGGTACAACAGCTAAATCGTTTACAGCTTGTTCTAATTCTGCACGTAACTCAGGTGCTAATTTGTAGTTTTGTTTTGTCTCTAAATGCTTTTCCATAAAGTCAAAGTAACGAGTAACTGTCTCGTTCCAGTGCTCTCTACGTCCCTTGTCATCGAGATACCGGCTATATCGGCTCTTAGCGATGAAGGTGTTATATGGGGTCATCTTATATTGTTCTGTCATTCTTCTTCCCAGTCTACTTCGGTTATTAAGGTATCAAATTTATCTTCGATCAAGTCAGAAAAAGCCTTAATAAGATCTTCCGTTGTGAGTCCTAATAACTCCACAAACGTGACCTCATCAAGGCTTTTCAGACGCTCTCGAAGTTCTTCAAGCGTCAAGGGGAACATCTAGTCTTATCCTTCTGTGTAATACTTCTTGTTTACTTCGTCGTAATGCTCAATTAAGAAGTCTACATAATGTTTAGCTTTTTTCAAGTCTTCTAAGCCATTCTTATGAGGAAATCTTAGTATATATTTTACCACATTTGCAGCCCATGGGTCAAGTCCCCAAGCAAGAAAAATATCCCAAGGCTGTAATGCTGCCTTTTGATAGTGATCCCCACCAACTTGTCCGGACTTTACAGACGATTCTTCATCCGGATAGTTATTAAGTCGCTGTAACTTCTTGAAATAATCCTCAAGAGTTAACTCAACTTCATAGCCATACGGATAAGGCATCGCTACAGGGATCTCAGAAGCACTGCTTGCAAAATCAGCCATGATGTTTTACCTCAACAGATTTCTTAATAGACTTAGTACCCTGACTCCATGATCCGCAGGACTTACACTGATATCTTTGATACGATCCAGTAGTTGAAATTGCTGTTCCACGTTTTTGAAGATTCTTCGATCCACAAGTTGGGCAACCCGAAATATCACTGAATAAGTTTTGGTTAGGATGATTCTTAATCCAAGGTAGAAGTTCATTGTATAAACCTTCCAATAGAACCACATCTTGAATATTGTAATCTTCCATTCTCTTCCACGCATCTTTATCTCCATTCATGCATTTAACCCACAAATCATGACCTTCATGAGCGTGTTTGCTTCCTAAAGAAAGACGTTGAGATACATAGTCCAGCTTATTGCTAGGAAACCTAAAATTACTACGAACCACACGAAGTAAGTCGATTTGCTTATAAGGAGATGGAGGAAGTAGTTTGTTGAGTAGAAATTCCTTGTTAAGAGTAGGAATATCAAACTTAGTTCCATTGTAATGAATAACAGCATCAGCAGAGTCCAAAAGCCCATGAATACCTTTCAACATTGATTTAGGTTTAGATTGATGTACAGAATCAAAGTAGATGTCTTCCTCGCCTAGCCATTTAGCTGCATAGCATAAGACATAAGAAGACTCCATCAACTGATTGATACTGACGTTTTGCTGCCACAAGCCCCACACGTGAGCTGTATTAGGACTAGACTCAATATCTAACAGTAAAATTTTCATTCAAAGTCCATTTCTTCTTGTGCTTTTTCACGATCTTCGTCAAAGCCTTTTGCAACATGATATGCATCACGAGAGATTGTACGCTCACCGACAACAGACCAGTTATCATGTGTAGGATAATCAGTAATGAATGCAATTTTTTCTTTTACTTCGTAGCCATATTGAGCACTTAGAAAGTCAGCAAACTTAACAACTAATTCTGTCCACTGAGTATCGTAATCAACAATAAAAACATTGGTTAAAGAATTATTCTGCTCTTCAAGATTAAACATCAGCTTCATAGGGTGTTCCATTTTTGATCCTTCCAATAGTAAACTTGATTGTCATCTCCTAAGCCTAACACAGTAAAATTCTCCTGTGTTCCGATTGTTTTCCATTCTATAATTTTCATTTCTTACCTTTCACTAAGAGTAATACATCTATTTGATGCTGTAAATCTTTAATCTTTTGAATCATATCCAAGAAGTGTTCAGCGTCTACTAATGCTAAAGGCTTACTAAGATTTTGTTTCAATATCACTAACGGCTCTACTAGTCCATGTGTCTTTGCTTGTTCGTAATCTTTGTACACTGCGATTGCTTTTCTGTTTTTGCATTCGATTGTGTAATTGATAAGTGAACGAGCTTGAGAAGACAATTGTACATCTTCCCCACCTGCACCCATGCTTGTAGAACGTACATCATCAGTGGTTAGAGTAGGGAACCGTTGGAGTATCTGATCCCTGACCCACTGTTGCAACTTTCTTCCTTTTGCCTTTGCGGACTGTGGTTTCAAGCTTTACTTCCTTCCTTTTCGTAAGCATCTTTTTCGGGATTGTAATACTGTTGTTACACATTCCATCGGTGATAGTTCCTGCAAGTTCAATTTGCTCATCGTCTTCAAAAACAACAAATCCAACTGTTTTACATCTAAGGTCTTCACGTTTTGCTTCATGCCATTCACCTTGAGCAAGTGCATCTAGCCACTCAACTAAGACGAGTTTGGCGGTGTCCAAAGCTGATCGTGACTTCTTTGGAGCCATAAGAGCTGACCGTTCTCCAAGACTCGCTCCTCGTTTCCTTGATAGGCTTCGAGCACAGCAAGATACATCTCGTTTTCTGTTTTGCATTCTTCAAGAATCCTTTTTGCTTTGACGGGA